GGCAAGTATGCCTCGGACATAACGGTCAAGCCATTCGGGGCCAATCTCCAGCATGGCCTTGCATACCGGAATAAAAGCAGACAGTTTGTTCTGCGTGAGATCGATGGTGTCAAAGCCGCCCAACAGCTCCTCAGTGATATCATCGCACAGTTTACCCCACGCGGCCATATGTCGACCATCTAAGGTAGACACAATGATTTCAGTCAGCACTCCTGTGTTTTGGAAGTTGATTTCCGATAAGAGCGGATGCGCTTCGGTGATGTCCTCAAATATCGCGTCAATGACGGTTTTCGGCAGGACTTCGTCGATGAGCGTCAAAGCCTGCTGAGGGTTATTTGACCTCATTGCATCAATTACCTTTTCGTAGTATTTTGTTTCAGTAGATGTCAAAGCACGTACTCCACGCCCTACGAGAATTTTATTGTCGGCAGCCTGTACCATGCCTCTCGCTTCAGCGAGGACTGCCTCCTGCAAAAGATCGGTAAATTCCGCAAAGGCTTCGCCAAAAGCCTCTTCGTTGCCGTCTTTGACGGCCTGATTGATTTTTAAAATGATCGCAGATTTTTCTTTCTGCATAACGTCAAGATTTTTCATCTTATTCCTTTCCGCTCAATAGAGCATTCAAAAATTTAATTGTTTTGTTTTCCTGCGGCGCATCCATGTTTTGCTGATTTAGCGCATCCAGGGCATCGCTCATATCTGCCAACCTACTCTGCAGTTCAGGCAAATCAGTAATGCAGATATTTACTATCGGTTCCTTCTTTTTGTTTTCAACCAAAGAAAAAAGCGCCTTTCGAGCGCTCGCCGCAGCCTTATCCGTCTTTGTGGCAGCCTCAATAGATGTGGCAAAACCTTTTTCCAGCGCGTCGCTTGGCAGCAACCACGTCTCCGCATCCAGCAGTTCTTTTAATTCATCCTCTGTGATATTAATCCTGCTCATATACGCAGCAATGCTTGCCTGTGTAATAATGTCCAAGTCGTCCGCGTCCTTGCGCAGCTGATCAGCGTTTCCGGCCGTATACATCCACGCATTATGGATCATCAGCAGCGATGCCTCGTTCATGATCCGCTCATCCCCCGCCATAAAGATGACGCTGGCGACCGAACACGCAAAGCCGTCGCAGTACGTTCTGACATTCGCCTTGTGATTTTTAAGCATGTTATAAATCGCAAGGCCCTCCGCCACCTCGCCGCCGTAGCTGTTGATGTGCACGTTTATCGTATCAGCGTCCAACGCCTGCAGCTCCCGCGACAACGTAAAGCTCGACACGTCGCTATCAAACCACTCCCGTGACGTGATGTCCCCAAAAATGTAGATATCCGCCTCGCTTCCGTTTTGGACTAATTGATAATACTTTTTCACATTGACCTCCTTTCTTTTTATTCCTTAAGCTCAAGTGCCTCCGCGAATGGCATATAATTTTTTGTGATCCAGTGACTCCAAGCCCACTCTTCGTCGATTACCTGTTCACCAACCAAAACTCTAATATCATTTACGCAAAATGCGCCAGAGCCAATCAGTTTATCAATCGCCGTCGACACGTTCAAAATGTCGACGTGTCTGATCTGCCGCGTGTCTATTTTGACATACGTCCCGCTTCGGATGCCTTGATACCCGTTCCTCTTGCGATTGATTTCCTCCTGTAAATTATCGACGAGAGGATCAATGCAAAACGTCAGAAAATTATCCAGCGCGTCACTGACGCCCTGCACGTCGCCACGAAGCAGCGCCGGCGGTATGCCAAATGCTTTGGCTGTAAAGTCACTGACGTCATCAATCTGCGCCCTAATGTCGCGCGTGCTCTCTGTCGAGTATGTCTTGTGCTGCAGCTCCTGCCAGCTCTGGCCCTTTCCGAGCGGCAGCGCCGCATTATCTCCCGCGAGCCACTTGCTGATCTTTTCATTGATAAGCGCATCAAACGCTTCTCGTTCCGCCGTCCCTGAAACCGGCAATGTCTCATAACTGAAGATGCCCTTTGTGCCACGGCTCTTCTGATATGCGCGCATGCTATAATTGATCAGGTTTGCATAACTCGCATACAGACCATCAATGACACGCTTCATATCAACCGAGTGCAGCTTAAAAAACAAAACCTCTGACTGCACGAATGACCGATCAAACTTCAGGTCGCCGACAGTCACTTCTGTAAAAACATCATCGTACAAAACATACGGCGTCCGCGTAAAACTGTCAGCAACGATTAATTGTCCAGCCTGCTCAATAACAAGGCATTCATTATTGCGATAGAGCTCCGCAATCAGCTTGTGTATAAACGAGCTTGAGTTCTGATTTTTGTTCGGCTCGACATTCCACAGATAATACTCTTTCTTTTTTACTTCCTTGCCATTTTCGAACGTCTTAAACTCGCACTTGCTTATTGCGTTTGCAACCAGATTGACCGACGACCAAAACGCAATCTCGCGGATATAGATGTCACCAAACGCGTCTAAATCATCACTGCATAAATCACCCCCCGACAGCGGTATGCTACCGCCGAAGAATTTTTCTTTTATCCAAGTCCAGAAATTTATCACTTCTCACCTCCTCACCCGATTATTACCGGCAGGTCTTCAAATACGCTCAGACCATCGCCGAGCAGTTCTTCTATTGTCATCGACGCCGCCAGGGCCATGAACGGATCAGTCTTCCGGCTTTTCTCCTCGATCTTGCCATAATAAAAACTGCCCGATGTGTTTCGCAGCAGTTTTGTATTATTCGTCGCCCAGCGCAGCACCGGCTGTTCGCCCCAAACGAAACCATGATTGACAAAAACGCTGTTGATGACCGGCTGTACCTTCATGATGTCCGACGGCCGCACAAGCTTGACATTTTTATCATTCGCGTCAAAGCCGATGTTTTTCAAACTGTTCGTAAATAGCGCGTAGCGGTAATTATCCAGCGCGAGCTGCTTGATCTGATAGCGCTGCCCACTTCGCAAAATCCATTCGCATAATAAGTCCGGATGGATCTCAACATCATCGACCAGTGTCAGATAGCCCATCTGCGCCCACTCTCTGTACGGCACCCTCAGCCGATGTAAATCCTTGCTCTGCAGGCACAACCACGAATGGTTTATATCATAGCGCATATCCCCTCTCCGGAAGTGCAGGTTCACGCTCGCAAAGTCGCTTATGCTCGCGTAGTCAATGCCGCAGGTGCACGCCCAGCCGGTCATGTCCTGCAGCGGCTTATTTGTCGCTATGATGTTCTCCCAGTCAGTCACGACGACCTCGGCGTCCGACTGCGGCAGGTTCATGCGCTTTGTCATAAAGTCGGCATTGGCAATCGGATTTTCTTTCCATTCGGTGTACTCTTTTTTTATCACCGTCATCAGATCCGGCAAATACTGAAGTGACGGATTCGCCTTCACCCACATGTCTTGCTGATCCGCTTCTTTCTTATCATCCAACCGGCAAATAAACGGCAGCAGACCATTATCGCCGATGTCGCCTCTTAATATCTGCTCGCTTCTGGCAAGCAGATCATCAAGCGGGCCCTGCCGGATGTCGCCGTTCGATGTTGCATAGAGTCGCCGCGGGTGCTTCTTTTTTCCGAGTCCAGTGATAAAAACTTTAATGTTGTCGTAGTTTTGGTACTGATGGATTTCATTAAAAATAACAATTCCGCTGCGCATGCCGTCCTTAGATTTCGGATTATTCGTGCGCCCCTTTATCGTCGCCTTTGTCCGCAGCCCCACTATCTTTTCTTTCGTCCAGTAAAAATATTTTTTAAGCTTCGTCCGGTAACGCGCGTCGTCCATCACCGCAAGCAGGTCATTTACCGGACGCATCGCCTGTTCCTCGGCGTTCGCACAAATATCAACGTCATACGCTTGCAGTTTTGAATACGGCGATGCAAGGCACAACGACTCGAGCGCGATAAATCCATCCTTGCCGGCGCCGCGTCCGATCAGTAAAAACAGGTCGGGCCAGCGCGGCTGCCCGCTCGCCGCCCAGAACGTGCAAAGATGTAGCGCAATACAAAACGCCTCCCATTCAAAGAGGCGCTCATAAGGAAAATATTTTGCAAGTCCTAAGTATTTCTCGAGCTGCTCGTCGTCGGTATAGATAGCCTCGGTTTCAAAACATTTACGGATATATGCAGCAAGCAGTTTCTGATCCTCGCACGCTTCAATATCCCCCGCCTCGATCATGTTTAAATACTTTTCAACGTGCCGGCTACAAATCATCTTCGTCGTATTCGACATCTAAACCCACATCCTTGAGCGATGTGATTACCTTCATGAGTGTCGACGCCGTTCTGTTGGCGCTGTCGGCAGTCCTGTTATAAGAATTTATAGCGGGATGGGAATATACATTTTCACGTCCTTTTACGTATTCTTTCGTCACCAGTGTTCCTGCATCTGCAATTTCACGCTCCAGATTATTTAATATTTTGAGCTGCACCTGATACCGTTTAAACGTTGTGACAAATAAAAAGTTCTGTTCAACACCGGCGCGCTGTGCAGCTTCGATTATTTCCTGCGCTTGTTTATTTAAGTCAATCCTTGCCATCACAGCCACCCTCCTAATCTATAAAGTGTCCATACATCGCCCTGCTCATATATATCGGCCTACGTAAATCAAGGTCTGCAATTATTCGCGCCGGAGTACACTCAGCATACAGGTCACGCGGCGCAATATGGTTTCCGAGATCACTTGTTATATATATCGCCAGCGGCTCGGCGATACCGATCGCATATGATAATTGTATTTCGCACCACCTGAGCTCGTATTGCTTCAGGTATTGTTTTGCAATCTCCCTCGCCTTGTATGCAGCAGACCTATCCACCTTTGTCGGGTCTTTGCCCGAGAACGCGCCGCCGCCGACATTCGCAAATGAGTGATAATTATCAACCACAATCTTCCTTCCGGTAACGCCTGCGTCTCCATCAAAGCCGCCAATCTCGAATCGGCCCGTTGGATTAATTAAAAAACGCTCGACCTCAATATCATGTGTGCTGCAAATTGCGCTTGCGATACCGGATATTATTGCGTCCGTCTTGTCGCGTTCTTCTTCAGTGTTTTGGTACGCAATCACAAAATCTTTAATTTTTATAAGGTTGAATTTATGATCATAATAACCTGTTATTTGAGCCTTGCCGTCCGGCTTAAACCGATGATCAACCTGCCTTAGTTTTTCATAGCGCATAGAGAGCTGCTGCAAAATCACCATAGCTTTAGGTAAGAGCTGCGGCGTCTCTTCACACGCATAACCGAACATCATCCCCTGATCCCCAGCACCGCCTATATCCACACCGCGAGAAATATCTGCCGACTGCTTGCCAATATTATCTATGACCTCAAAGTCTGTGCTGTAGCCAACAGATTCCAAAACATCAAAAACAATATCCCTTGTATTTATGCACGCAGCAGTTGTTACCTCGCCGGTTAAAAATATCTTGCCCTTACCGCCAGCGCACTCTATGCCAGCCCGCGTGTATTTGTCTTGTACAATACAGGCGTCCAGGATGGCATCACTTATCTGATCGCATACTTTATCCGGATGCCCGCGAAACACAATCTCGTTACTGTACAACCTCATTAATCAACTCCGCCTTTCCACCTGTAAATGTCTCCCACCTGCCGATTATTACGTCACAGTATTTCGGGTCGAGTTCCATCATGTAGCAGGTGCGGTTTAGCTGTTCGCAAGCTATTAATGTTGAACCACTACCACCGAATAAATCTAATACAATTTCATTTTTTTTACTTGAATTATTTAATGTGTTGCAAATTAATTTAATAGGTTTTGGCGTGGGGTGCCCTTCAATGCTTTCTCTTTCATATTCATATACACTTACTTGCTTTCTATCTCCATACCATTTATGTGTTCCGTTTAAAAACCATCCATACATACAAGGCTCGTGAATGCTTTGGTAATCTGTTCGACTTAAAACTAAACTTTGTTTTTTCCAAATAATCATTGACCCAAAATGGCAATATTTTCTAAAAACTTCATTAAAAATATCTGCACATCTATCTGAATGAAAACAGTAAACGCTTGAACCTTCTTTTGAGTATGTTTGCATATTTATAAATGCTTTATCCAATAAATTATAAAGACCACTCCTGTCATCATTATTAATTCCCTTATAGTCAACCCCATACGGCGGGTCAGTAAATACCATGTCAGCCTTAACGCCGTTCATCAGCTTTTCAACCGTTGCCTTATCTGTGCTATCCCCACACATCAATCTGTGGTTTCTTAATTGGTATATATCTCCTAATTTTGCTTTTGGTTCTTCTGGTAAATCAACTTCGTAATCGTCCTCGGCAATTTCGGGTTCTTCTTCGCCAAATATGTCGGATAATTCATCGCTGTTAAACCCTGTCAAGTCTATATCAAAGTTGATTTCTTTCAGTTCCTCAAGCTCAACTTTCAGCACATCCATATCCCACCCAGCATCGAGAGCAAGCCGATTGTCTGCCAGTATATAAGCCTTTTTCTGCGCCTCCGTCAGATGCTCTACCCATACGCACGGAATATCCTTCATGCCCTCGCGCCTCGCAGCCTCAACCCTGCCGTGGCCCGCGATGATGCCGTAGTCCTTGTCAATCAGCACTGGGTTAACAAACCCAAACTCCCGTAGGCTCGCCTGTATTTGCCTTATCTGCTCGTCCGAGTGCGTTCTTGCGTTATTGGCGTATGGGATTAATTTATCAATTGAAACAATCTCT